ACAAAAAGAATCAACAATCACAATACGAATAAACATTACTGATGAAGAGTTTAAGTATATTGCCAAATCTGCTCACGATCTAGATGTGAGTATTAATGAATGGGTAAAAATACTCATCAAAGAAGTGATAGACGAAGAATAATTTTAATAGGATCAAATGAAAAAGACAAAGACCAAATTCAATAGTAGCATTAGTGACAAATCCAGTTTGTCATATAAAGACTATCTTAAAGCAGGCTTAGAAATTTTACATTCTAAACTTTCAGTGAAGACATATAAATTAGCTCATAAGAAGGAGTACCCTATTTTTAGGAGGGGGGAAGATCTTCGAATACAAATACATTGGGACAAGAAACCAATTTACGAGTTTATTGTTGAGTTGCCGTTTTGGTTCCAAAATAACGGGAATAAAGATGATAGAAAACACATGAGGCGATGGGCGGATATCAAACTAGAGGCAGTCAAAAACGCTCTTGAACGAGGTAAGAAGGATGCCCTCAAACGAGGTAAGAAGAAATGATCATAATTGATAACAACCAAATTATCCTTGCAACAATTTTTGCGACTATCCAAAATGGAGAAGTAGATGAAAATAAATTGCGGCATGTAGTTTTAAATACGTATCGCATGTATCGAAACAAATTTCGTAAGGAATATGGTGAATTGGTCATTGCGAATGATTCTAAGGATTATTGGAGAAAGGATATCTTTCCATACTACAAAGCAAACCGCAAGAAGGATCAAAAAAAGTCGAAATTTGATTGGCCCATGATCTTTGAACATTTGAATCAGATTCGTGATGAGATTCGGGATGTTTTTCCATTTCGTAATCTAACGGTAGAACATGCAGAAGCAGATGACATTATTGCTGTGTTGGTGAAGAAGTTTCATGCAACAGAAAAGATCGTGATTGTTTCAAATGATAAAGATTTCCAACAATTACAACGATTTAAAAATGTGTCACAATATAGCCCCATGAAAAAGAAACTCTTGGTGTGTGAGGATCCAGAAAAGTTTCTTTTGGATCATATTATCAAGGGTGATGCGTCAGATGGGATTCCAAATATTCTGTCAGTAGATGATGTGTTAGTGAATCCTGATAAACGGCAAACACCGTGCGGTGTCCGCAAAATGGAACAGATCAAGGAAGATTTGAACGAGTGGACTAAAACCAGCAACTGGGACCGCAACAATCGCCTCATCAACATGCAACATATACCCGAACAAATTGAACAATATGTACTAGACGAATATAGCAAACCACTAAATAGTGATAGTAGTAAGGTTTTGTCGTATTTTATTCAAAAACGGATGAGGAATCTAATGGAAAATATACAGGAGTTTGTTTGATGTTACTTGACATTTATGTCATTTGTGGTATTATAGCCACATGGAGAAATACATATGAGTCGTAGTGACAATTATGACTTCGATGATGATCGTGATCTAGATCTCAAAAAGGGATTGAAAAAGAATAAACACCGAAATAAACGTCGGCGTAAGAAAAACGTTATCAAAGACTTTAAAGATATGGATCTCGATGATATGAAAAATATCTACACATACTATGAAGAAGAACTTGAAGGAGATTGGTGAATGACAATGACCATGAATACAGTGAAATTGAGTCGAAAGACATTCGACATTTTAAAGAACTTTGCAACGATTAACGCAAACTTATACGTTACACCAGGCAATACAATCAAGACACTTTCTTCCATGAAAAATATCATGGCCGAAGCTGTCGTTGATGAAACATTTGATAGTGAATTTGGTATTTGGGACATGAACAAGTTTCTTGGAACTATTTCATTGTTTAACAATCCTGACATGGTGTTTGGCGAGAAGTCCGTAACAATTAGTGACACAGATGCTTCAGTTTGCTATCATTTTTCAGATCCTTCCCTATTGTTGACACCAACAAAAGAGTTGAATATGCCAGAACCTGTTGTTGAGTTTAGCCTCACACAGAAACAGTTTGCCGAACTCCAAAAAGCGTCGGCCGTGTTGCAGGTGCCTGATATATGTGTCCGCAATGAAGGCGATCAATTGATGTTGGTCGTATTGGATAAATCGGATATAGGAAGCAACAGTTATTCAATTAATATGGGAGCTTTGCCTAATGACGATCACGATTTTGAATTTTACTTCAAGGTAGAGAATCTGAAGATTCTTGCGGGTGATTACATTGTTAAGATTACTGAGAAGATCGTATCAGAATTTTGTCATACTGGAATGGATTTGAAGTATTGGATTGCAATGGAATCAGATTCCAAGTATAATGCGTGATATGAAAACGATTGCAAACACCCTCTGGGTGGAAAAGTATCGACCCCAACGGGTTGAAGATTGTATCCTATCAGAGTCCATCAAGAATACGTTTAGAGAAGTGATCAAGACCGGAGAGATGCAAAATCTTCTCTTGTCCGGCGGCCCGGGTTGTGGGAAAACTACCGTGGCTCGAGCACTTTGTAATGAGTTAAACATGGATAACATCCTGATTAATTGTTCGGAAGACGGAAACATTGACACACTCCGAACAAAGATTCGTAACTTTGCCAGCACTGTATCAATTTCGGGGGGCAACAAGGTTATCATTTTGGACGAGTTTGACTATTCCAATGCACAATCAACACAACCGGCCCTTCGTGGGTTTATCGAAGAGTTCTCAAAGAACTGCCGGTTTGTGTTGACTTGCAATTTCAAGAATAGAATCATTGAACCACTTCACTCACGATGTACAAACATTGAGTTTAGAATTCCCGGCAAAGAGAAGAAGGATCTAGCAGAACAGATGTTCGGTCGTTGTAAAACCATCCTTGATAACGAGGGTATTGGTTACAACGATAAGGTTCTTGCTGAATTGATTATGAAACACTTCCCTGATTTTAGGAAAGTGTTGAATGAAATTCAGAGATATTCGGTCACGGGCAATATCGATGTTGGGATCCTCTCTACCACGGGCGATCTCAAGATTGATGCGTTGATGAAGAGTATGAAATCCAAGAACTTTAATGAAGTTCGAAAGTGGGTGGTGGACAATATTGACAATGATCAGACTAAAATCTTTCGGGTGATCTATGATGGACTATATGAATTCATGGAGTCAAAGGCTATACCAATGGCTATTTTGATTTTAGGCGACTATCAATACAAGGCTGCATTTGTTGCCGACCCAGAGATCAATTTAACGGCATGTTTGGTACAATTGATGATGGAATGCGAGTTGAAATGATTACCAAATTTCGTCCCGGAAGAGGATGGGTGGCAATTACCAAGGACGAGTTAGCAACCAAAACGTCATCTGGGGTTGTCTTTCGTGCTTTTGAAAATCCAGAATACTTTACAGGAATTGTTAAAGCAATTGGACTACCTCCAATAACCACCACTGGTAAACCAGTGTTTGCAGATTACAAGGAAGGTGACCGTGTACTTGTGGTTTGTCCAAAGGATTATCGATCAGAAGTAGATGTTTACACATTAGTAGATCAATTTAATGTGTTGTTAGTTATTGATAAGGATACTGTAGTAACTTGATTCTTGAAGACAAAGATCTCGACTATGTTGTTAAACGGCTGAATGGGTACTACGGTAGTTTTGATCGTATCGACACATACTTCCGGGAGAGAAAAAAACAGCGAATGAAGAAACTCCCGCCAAGTTTGTTTTCGGTGGGGGACGACCTGTTTTCAGAATTTGATATGTCACCCATGGATATGGACTTTGAGATAGTCCCGATGCGGTTTCCACAGTGGAACATGTATCTAGAACAGATTTCTTCACATGGAAACGACCTAAACCCAGGCAAGAGTTTACCCTTGGCCATTCGTGAAACCAACACAGGTAAGTATGCGGGGTTTATCCGAGTTGGATCACCTACTATCAATTCCAAACCCCGGAATGTGTTGTTTGGCGGGCCCCCGCCCTTAGACAAAGTGAACAACCACATCATCATGGGGTTTGCAATTGTTCCTACACAACCGTTCGGTTTCAACTACCTTGGCGGAAAACTTTTAGCTTTGATTTGTTGCAGTCATGAAGTTCGTGACATTATGAATAAAAAGTGGGAATCAGATATTTGTATGATGGAAACTACTTCGTTGTATGGTAGCATCAAACCGTCTAGCCAATATGATGGATTGAAACCATTTTGGCGGTACAAAGGAAACACCGAAAGTAATTTTCTACTTACAATGTCGGAGGAGATTTACAAAGAACTCAATGCTTTCTTTGCAGAACGCAATGGTGGACCCCTAATACACAAAGACGCATCCAGTCGCAAACTCAAAACCCAAACCAAGATGATTTCAATCACCAAGGCTAGTCTTAAAGCTGCAAACCGTATGGATGACTATGAAACCTTTTTGGGCTTCTTGGATCATGCACAATCTCTTACAACCAAGAAACGATCATATGCAACAACCTATGGTTTTGAAAACACAGTGGATTACATTCTTGGTAAGGATGATGTCTTGACCAAGAAGGATAACTATGACAGGTACTATTTCGATAACTTGATTGATTGGTGGAAACCTAAGGCTACACGAAGACATGATAAATTGATCAACGAAGGCCGTTTGCGTACCGAACAAGAACTCTGGGATGTTGACGACATGGACAAGATTGATATCATTCGATGAACCTGACTGATTTTCTCAATTCGATTAATTCTACCAAGAAGAACGCATTGGATAATTATCCAGAAGCGGAACGACTGTATGTGCCTTATGTGGTGAATCGGTGTCTGTCATATTTTCCAGACACAATCATGCAGGCAAATGAGATGAACATGAACAGTCATATAGACAATAAGGTGCAGTATGACTTTCTTCTTAATTCAACAAGGCCTCGACGCCGATTTAGTAAATGGTTCAAGGTAGAATCCGATCCTGATGTTGAATTAATCAAGACACATTTTAACGTAAACACTCACAGAGCAAGAGAATACAAGGTGTTGTTATCGGAAGATGATATAAATACTCTACGGGAGGCGTGGCTAACTACGGAAAATCCTACATAATGAGGTAATAATAATGCCTTATTATGAAAGAGATAACGATGAATGAAATAACTGTTGATGATTTGGTTGAAATTGAATTGCTCGCTGATGAAGATTTCCTGAAGATAAAAGAAACTCTGACCCGTATTGGTGTCTCTTCAAGAAAAGAAAACAAACTGTATCAATCTTGTCATATCCTCCACAAGAGAGGAAAGTACTATATTGTACATTTCAAGGAATTGTTTGCCCTAGACGGGTTAGAGTCGGACTTATCTGAGAACGACATCGCACGACGAAATGCTATTGTTGGGTTATTAGATGAGTGGGGGTTGTTGGAGATTGTAGATGTTGAAAAGTGTGAGGACTTGGTGGCCCCACTAAGTCAGATCAAGATATTGTCCTTCAAGGACAAGGGTGAATGGGAGTTGATTCCCAAATACCATATCGGTAGAAAATGAGTTGAACATGGAGTTTTGTAATGATACCAAAAGTAATACATCAAATTTGGCTAGGCGATCAGTCTAAACGACCAAACCACCTAATGAATACATGGAAGGATATGAACCCCGATTGGGGACATATTGTTTGGACCGAAGACAACCTTCCAGAACTTCGAAACCATAAACAATTCAATGCTATGAAAGAACTGCCGGGCAAAGCAGACATACTACGGTATGAATTATTGTTTGACCACGGCGGTGTTTTTGTTGATGCTGATGCGGAATGTATACATCCTTTGGATGATTTCTTTGCTGACAACGATTCATTCTGTTGTTGGGAGAATGAATACGTTCGTTCAGGACTCATGTCGAATGGATATTTGGGTGCAACACAGAATAATGTGTTGATGGGTCACCTCATCGATATAATTGGTCAAATGAACTATGAAACGATGTTCACATTACCTCCTCTTAGTGCATGGAAGACCACTGGCCCGGTGTTGTTGACCAATGCGATTAGGTCACATCAGTACAACAAGATACGAATTTATCCAAGTCATTATTTTATTCCTAGACATTATTCAGGATTAGAATATAATGGTAATGAAACTGTGTACGCAAAACAATATTGGGGCAGTACAGAAACGGCGCAAGGTAAAATGGGTATGCAATATGGTTCTTGATATTACTAAAATAAAAAGTTATATCATATCCTTACATGATGCGACAGACCGAAGAAACTCCATGACAAAATTGATGGAGAATAACGGTGTAGAGGATTGGTCTTTTTTTGATGCCGTGGATGTTCGTGACAAACTTCCATATTGGTTAGGTGTTGGCATGTCTCATCGGGAAGTATTGGTTACAGCTAAGTATCCGTGTATAGTATACGAAGATGATATTGCCCCGACCCAGTGGTTTCGAAAAGAAATAAAAATTCCAAAGACAGGAATTGTTTATCTTGGCAATTCGGTTTGGGGAATGAGATCCGGCCAGTCGGAAGTAAATGGTGTAACATTTGAACCAAAAGATGATGAGTATTGCCGTGTTAAACATATGGTTTCTGCTCACGCAATTTATTATCCCAATAGAGTTTTAGCAATGAAATTTAGTGATGGTATAATAAAACATATGTTTGAAACACTTAGACCGTTTGATGAGCTGTATGCTAAAATGCAAACAATTTATGAAACGTATTGTTTAAAACAACCTTTGTTTTATCAACGATGTGATCGTAATGAAACATATACAAACTTTGAGGTAAATAAATGAGTGATAATAATTTTGTATCGTATATTAATATGGGACACATGGGAAGATTGGGAAATCAAATTTTTCAATATGCTGCCTTGATTAGTCTTGCGGATAGATTGAAGTGTGTACCTTTGATAAATTACAATAAGGTAAACTTTGCTCCACCCGATCCATTACACAAGTTGGTCATCCATGAGTGTTTTGATCTTTCAATAACACCAGAAAAAAATCATATTGATACGTTATACATAAACCACACTTGTCAATTTCATAATTGGAACGAACCGTGTCATCAATATTCTTCACAGTTTGAACAGGTGGGGCCGATGACAAATATACACGGGTATTTACAAGATGAAAAATATTTTAGAGATAAATCAGAACTTGTTCGAAATGAACTTAAGTTTAAAGAAGAATTTGAAACAAATGCAAATAACATTCTAAAAGAAAGACCCAACACAGAATTGGTTTCATTACATATTCGCCGAACAGATTATCTTAAATATTCCAATATACATCCGCAACCCGGAATGGATTACTTTAAAGCTTGTATGAAACAATTCAGTCCAGATACTACATTCGTTGTTTTTTCGGATGATGTTAATTGGTGTAAAGAACAATTTAGTGGTGATAATATCTGGTTTCAAGAGAATGATCACTTCACCGATTTGTGTCTAATGTCAAAGTGTGATCACCACATTATTGCCAATTCGAGCTTTAGTTGGTGGGGCGCTTGGCTGTGTACTAATACAGACAAAAAGGTATTCTATCCATCTGTATGGTTTGGTAAACAATCACACCTACAACACCGCAACGGCCCCGGTGAATATAGTATGTGTCCGCCCGAATGGATTTGTATGGAGGTTGAAGATAAAACCGTTCCATCAACACCCTATCAACCCGATCCAATAATAGGACTATAGTAATGTTACTGTATAGAGATAATCCATTTTGCCCTTTATCAAACTATCCCATATATCCCCCGTATGCTAATGGTGCATATTTAGAGGATTATTTTGCAATGAGATTTGTTGCAGAGGGAAGACAAAATGACATAGAAAGAATATACATTCCAATTCTTTGGACTCCTTATTATATTGAAAGAAATATGGCCGGTAAAATTCATATTCCCGATGAAGAACCACTACAATCCAATTTAAACTCAATGGATCCAAATAAAAAATATTTTGTAGTCAGTCAACACGACGATGCACCAATACACAGATTGCCCGAAAACACATTGGTTTTTTCTGCTGGTGGAAATTATGACGGGCCAAATACAATACCAATCCCTCTCATATGTTCAAAAATTCCAAACCACCTTATACCAGATATAGAAGAAAGAGATATTCTTGTTTCTTTTATTGGATCGGATACACATCCGGTTAGAAGACGATCAATTGATTCTATAAATGGAAATGACCGTGTGGTTGTAAAGAGTCGAGGATGGAATAACAATGTTCCAATGAATGATCTTACACAATTTTTAACTATCACAGTTAGAAGTGAATTCTGTTTATGTCCACGGGGTTATGGTAAATCAAGTTTCAGACTGTATGAATGTATGCAAATGGGAACAATTCCAGTTTATGTTTCTGATGAACATTATTTACCGTGGTCAGACGAATTGGACTGGAATGAATTTTGTGTCTTAGTGACTCAAGAAGAAATACCAGACATTTACAATCGACTCAATTCAATGACCGAAGAAACAAAAAATCAAATGAGA